CCTATTAGTAAATTAAGAAACTGGAATTCCAATCCTCGGACAATATCTAAAGAGAATTTTGAGCGGCTTAAAGCTCAAATTAAAGAATTGGGTGAGTACAAACCTTTGATTATTGCTCCTGATGGTACAGTTTTGGGTGGCAATATGCGCTTACGGGCTTATCGTGAACTTGGATTTAAAGAGTGTTGGGTGAGTGTGGTTCGTCCTAAGAACGAAGAGGAGATGATTAAGTATGCTTTGTCGGATAATGACCAGGTCGGAGAGTATCAAAAAGATGATTTAGCGAATTTAATTGGTAACCTACCTGAAATAGAGTTAAGTAATTATCATGTCCAGTTGGGTAAATCAACGCCATTAGATGATTTGATGGAGCCAGAGATTGAGGAGGATGAAGTTCCAGATATAGACCAGGGGCCACCAGATAGTGCCTACGGTGAGATTTATCAGCTTGGTAGGCATAGACTTATGTGTGGGGATGCGACAAAAAAAGAGGATGTGGAGAGGTTGATGGATAGGAAGAAGGCGGATATGGTTTTTTGTGACCCTCCGTATGGAATAGACCTAGAGACTGATTTTGCGTCAATTCACAAAGGGCATAAATTAACGACAAGTGGTGTTCATGAGAAAGTAATCGGAGACACAGAGAAATTTAATTTTAAGGACTTTGGGTGGATAAAGGCAAGCGAGCAGTTTTGGTGGGGGGCGGATTATTATTTAGAAGATTTGCCAGACGATGGTGGATGGTTCGTTTGGGACAAGGTTGTTGGGAGGTTTAAAGAAAGAATTGGAAATGAATTTGAGTTGTGTTGGTCAAAACATCGGCACAAAAAGCAAATCATTAGGATTGAGTGGGTTGGTTTTAACAACCTTGATACAAAAAAAAGGATTCATCCAACACAAAAGCCAATAGAGCTTTGTTCTTGGTTTATTAAGAAGTTTAGCAAAAAAGACGACATTATTCTTGACCTCTTTGGTGGTTCAGGTTCTACTCTTATCGCTTGCGAACAAACAAATAGAATATGCTACATGATGGAGATTGATGAGAAATACTGTGATCTTATCAGAAAAAGATATGCTAAGTTTATTGGGAAGGAGGATGAATGGGAAAAAGTGACACCAAAAGTTTAATTAAGAAAAATCGTGGCGGAAGACCAACAAAATACAATAAAGAGGTCGTCAAGAAACTGGAAAGTATTTTAAAGGTCGGAGGAACAATTGAAGAGGCTTGTGCCTATGCGGGGATTTCAAAAGAGACATATTATACTTGGTTAGATGTGAAGCCTGGTTTTTTGACGAAAATGGAGGCGGCCAAACATTACGCTGATATAGTTGCCAAAAATGTTGTTGTGAGAGCTATTGTCGAAGATAAAGATTTAGCAACAGCAAAATGGTGGTTAGAAAAACGACAATTTAGAGATTTTAACTTTAATGCTATTCAAATTAATGTTTCTCCTATTCTTGGAGGAATGAGCAGAACAGATGATAGTCACAACTGCAATCAAGAAAATCGCCAGTCTCAAAAAAAGGATTAGAGCTGTTGCCGGCGGAACAGCAGCCGGCAAGACTTTAGGAATTCTTTTGTGGTTAATTGATTATGCTCAGACCGGGAAGGACGAGCTAATTTCTGTTGTTTCTGAGACTTTTCCCCATTTAAAAAGAGGAGCAATGAGAGACTTTCTAAGAATTATGGAGAACCATAATTACTTCAAACCAACTTTATGGAACAAAACTGATTGTGTTTATACTTTTGAGAGTGGTAGCAGAATAGAATTCTTTTCTGCTGACCAACCGGGAAAAGTAAGAGGACCAAGAAGAGATGTTTTGTTTATTAACGAAGCAAACAATGTTTCCTTTGATATCTTTACCCAATTGGAGATTAGAACGAAAAAAACAATTTTTATGGACTGGAATCCAGTTTCAGAATTCTGGTTTTACACCGAGCTTTTAGGAAAAAGGGATGATGTAGATTTTATTACTTTGACCTATAAAGACAATGAAGCCTGTCCTCCTGAGATAGTGAAGGCAATTGAAGCCAGAAAAAGCAATAAACTTTGGTGGCGAGTTTATGGAGAGGGATTATTGGGCGAACCAGAAGGAAAAATTTATACTGACTGGAAGATGATAGATGAAATTCCCCATGAGGCAAGGCTTGAGCGCTATTGGCTTGATTTTGGTTATACGAATGACGAGACAGCAATTGGCGCAGTTTATTATTATAACGGCGGCTATATTCTTGATGAGATTGTCTATCGGAAAGGGCTTTCAAACAAACAAATAGCGGATATTTTATTAAATCAACCCCAGGCAATTGTAGTTGCTGATAGTGCTGAGCCAAAAAGCATTGAGGAAATAAGAAGTTATGGAGTAACAGTTCTTCCTAGTGAAAAAGGCAAAGATTCGGTTGCGGCTGGAATTCAGTATGTCCAACAACAGCAAATTAGCGTTACAAAAAGGAGCGTGAATATTTGGAAAGAGTATCGAAACTATCTTTGGCTAACGGATAAAGACGGGAAAACTATTAACGAACCAAGTCCAATTTTCAATCACCATATGGATGGGATTAGGTATGCGATTTATTCTTTGCGGGGAGCAGAAGAGAGATTTGAGCCAATTTTAGACCAGTCTCGGAAATTATTTGACGAGAAAGGTTTTTATTAAATCCATGAAAAAGGATGTATCTGCTCAAAACCTGCTTCCCTTTGTTGAGCTAGAGGGAACGCTGAGGAGACTGCAATATGGTACTCTCTCTTTGCATTTTCAGGTTCACCGAGGAAAAATTGTTGGAGTTCAAGGAAATCAATTCCAACAAATTCGATTTAAGGAAAAAGAAAACTCGGCAGCAATTGCCGTAATTCTTGCTGAGGTAAAAGATGCTTACAGGAAAAAGAAATCAGGAAATCTAACTTTTACCGTTAAGTTTTCGGAAGGCGATATTAAGGTCTTGTATGTACAGAAAAACTACAAAAAGATATATACTTGACAAATGGTAGTCTTTTTGTTATTTTCTAGATGAAGGTCGAGAGTTTTCGACTCACACCGCCGAATAGGCGGTTTTTTTATTTGAAAATGGCAAGGAAAAAGAAAAAAACCTTTGCAGTTCGTTTTTCTTCTCCAGAAAAAGTTAGGGTTGAGGATTTACAGGGAGAATGGTCTCAGTCTGAAACTTCTCTTTCTTCTTTGCGGAGTACTTGGGATGAGAACGAAAGACTTTTTCTAAATTTAGAAGAGGGAGAGTTGGCTGAGGAAGCAGCTAAATCGCAAGTAAATGATGTTCACCTTTCTACTGCAGTAATTCAAAGAACGCAGAGGATTATGGCCCAACCGCCTTCGGGAAAAGTTCAAGCTTTAGATGAAAAGAACGATAAGGGCAAATCTCTTTTGATGGATTTTATTAGACGGTTTTACATCGAAAAGAACGCTAGGTCTCAATTTTCTTTTCTGACCAAATTAAAGCTATGGGTTATCTACTCTCAGGTTTATGGTTCAATGCCTGTTTTGGTTGATTATGTGGTTTCTAATGGGTATGTTGGACCAGATTTTTGGCTTATTCCAATTAGGCAGTGGTATCCCCAGCCAGGAGTATTCCAGGTAAATGAAATGGACTATTGTTTTATTGATAGTTTTGTTTCAAAAGACTGGATAGAGCAGCGGCCAAAAGCTACATGGAAAAACATTGATAAGCTTTTGTCTGCTATTAAAGACAAGCAGGGAAAAGCAAAAGAAAGTTATCCGCATCGTTCCTATGTTCAGCAAACTTGGGGCGGAGACGCCTACGGTGGTAAAGGAAAGTTTGCTCAAATTCTTTTAAGAACCAAATATGAAAGAGACAGGTGGATTACCTATGCTCCTGATTTTGTTGATGTAGGAATTTTGAGAGAAATTGAAAATCCTCATCAAAATGACGAATTGCCAATAATTATGAAGGAAACAATTCCGCTTTTGGACAGGTATGTTGGCTGGGGCGATGTGGAAAGGGGTGCTCCTTTACAAAAAGCGACCAACTCGTTGATAAATCTTTATATGGACAGCATCAAGTATTCTTTGTTTCCGCCAACAATAGTTAACCGCAACGGTGTTATTCCTTCTTCTTTAAATTGGAGCCCAGCTGTTTTTTGGTATGAGACTATTCCTAATTCGATTAGGCAGTTCCAGATTTCTCCAACAGGACAGGCAACTTTTAATAATGCTTTTGCCACGCTTGTTTCGATTTTAAACAATCTTTTGGGAACCACCGATTTATCAGCTATCAGAAATATAGAGCCAGCAATGGGTAAAACACCACAAGCTTTGAGAATGCAGGCTATTAGAGAGTCGGCGGCTGATAGTTGGGAAAGACAATCGTTGGAAGAAGCACTGGGACAGCTTTACGATAGGATGATTGATATTTTGGCAACCAAACAAGAAAAACCGATTGAACTGGATTTAATGAAGGGGGAAATAGAAAAAATAGAAGAGGTTTATCCAGATGTGGTTGAAATTTATGAAAGTGGAGAATTTGGCAAGGTGATAATCAAACCAGAGTCAATTAGAGGAAAATATAAGTTTTTTATGGACAGCGGTTCAACAGTGGTTAAAGATACTGCGTTAGAAAATGAGGCGCTTACAGGGGTAATGAGCGTTTTATTAAAGACACCAGTTTTAATTCAAGCGATGAGGGAGAAAGGAAAGGACATAGACTTGGCAGAGCTGGTTAGAAGGTGGCTTATGACCTCGGGAATTCAGGGAGCAGAAGAAATTATTAAAGATTTTAACCCCGAACAAATGGGACAGCCGAATGTGGCTGGAGAAGAACCTCAACAGCCAGAGGTTGATATTAATTCAATCCAAGACCCGATGATTAGACAGGCGGCTGAACAAATTTTTGGAGGGATGCAAAAATGAAAACAAAAACGCTTTTTGAAATTTTAAAAGAGGCAGGAAGGGAAGAGCTGACCAACAACAAAAAGGTTGACAAGGTTATAGGTGGGTTTGCTAATACCAACGAGTGGTTAGTTTTGAAAACGCAGGTGATTGAGCCTAAGATTAGGGCTTTGCTATTGCAGGCTGATGACTTAACAAAAGCAATGAAGGGAGAGGTAACTATTGAAGAATTGGGTATTAAGACCTTAGTTGCTAGAATATCTGCTGGTCATCTTCAAGATATAATTGACCGTGTGGAGACGACTGGAGAATGGTTGGAAAAAGAAAAGCAGAGAAAGGAGGCGAAGAAAAGGTGAAAGAACTCGGACTCTTTTTACAGGGTATAGCCCAATTAACAAGAGAAGGAGTAATTGCTAAAAAGTTGGCGGCATTTATTGCCAAAAAGGCTTTAAGAGAAGCAGGCTATATGCCAGTAACTGAGAAAAAAGAGAAAAAAAATGCCGTTTCGAAGTCGTAAACAACGAGAGTGGTTGAAAATTAATAGACCTGATATTTATCGAAGGTGGAAGGCTCGTTATGGTACAAAAATTAGACCAAGAACTACCAGAAGAAGAAGAACTCGAAGAAAGAGAAAGAAATAAAGGGACGCACCTTGAAATAAACAGAGACGAGCTGGAGTCGTTTGTTAAGAAGGGAATTGAAGGACATCAATGGGTTCAACAAGGACCATTTTTAGTTTGTAAGTCTTGTCCAATTAAACATGCTGTTTGGATTGGAATGAATAAAAAGCTGGTTGGAATTGATGAGGAAGGAAAGCCAATTTTTCAAAAGATTGGCAAGAGAGACTGAGTGTTTGGTCTTTTTTGCCAGTCTTTTGGCCAAAGGCTGGGTGGGGAGGTCGACCCTCCCACATTAAAATGGGTCAGAAGGAGGTGAAAAATGGGAAAACCCCAAGATTTGGCAGAAGAGGAGAAAAACCTCAACGTTGGGGAAGAAACCAGCGTGGATTCGCCATCCGAAGGGGAGGAAGAAATTTCCAAACCAAAAGCGGCTCCTGAAACAGGGAAGCTTTCTAAATCTGAAGGAGAGGTTGCTCCAAAGGAAGAGGAAGTCAAACCTGAAGTTCAGGAGAAAAAGAAGCCCACTCGAGCAGAGAAGCGTTTACAACAGCTTCTTGGCAAGCTGAAGGAGGCATCCAAGGTCGGGAGAGAAAGGGGAGATAAACAACCCCAAGCCGAAGCGGCTAGCGAAATTTTTGGCGTTGGAACAACTCCTCCTTGGCAGAAGGCAGAGCAATCTCCCTTTCAGCCAGGGCAAGAGGTTTCTCTTGACCAGCTTGAGGCAGAGTTAAACCGTCGGGCAGCAACAATGGCGGAGTTAAAAGCTCGACAGGTAGTTGAGCAAGAACGCCAGAGAGACCAACTTTTACAAGCCATCGAGAAGTATGCTGACGAGCTGGAACAGCTCCAGAAGGAGGTGCCAGATGAGTTGGACGAGAAATTGACGGAGCTAATAGTAGCCGTCAACTCTGACGAGAAAGGGCAGTTTGTGCCAAAGAAAAGCCCGCTTGAGATTTACGAAGCAATGAAAGCGGCTATGGAAAAGGCAAAAACACAAGGGCAGGTAGAAACTACTACCAAAATGGCTAAATCAATGGCCGAGGCAGCAGTTTCTCCAAGTGCTTCCACCAAAAAAAGGCTTTCCTCGGAAGAGGAAATCGCAAAAGCCTTAGAAAAAGGTGAGATTACGGCAGAGGAAGCAGAAGAGCTCTTGCCGAAAGTAGACTACGGATATTGAAAGGAGGTGAAAAATAGATGGCAACAACTTCAAAAACAACCAAT